AAAAAGGAAGAAACATTTATGGAAAAATTGGAAAAGGTTTATTAAATACATTAAATGTGGCAGGAACTCCACTTGGAGTGGCGGCATATGAGGTAGCTGGTCCAGGAGGACTAAGAGAGTCTATACAAGAAGGTAGAACAGCTGAAGATATTGCAACAGATCCTTTTACATATGCATCTTTACCTTTTGCTAATATAGCAAGTCAAACAGTTTCTAATCCAACCTTACAAAGAATTTTAAGTTTAGGTCTACCTGCAAGAGCAGTAGGAGCATTAACTCCAATTGGATTAACTGCCATAGGAGCAACAACAGCATATCAAGGTATAAAAAATCTTAAAGAAGAAATAGAACGAAGATCTTTATTAACACCAGAACAGAGACAACAAGAAGATGTAGATTTTGAAATAGAAAGAGGTAGACTTGCAGAGACAGGTCAGTTTGCAATGGGTGGAAGAGTTGGTTTTAAAGATGGACCAAAAGATCCATCAAAAAGAAAATTTATAAAAGGAGCAGGTATTCTAGGAGCATTAGGAGTGGCAACTAAATATGCCCCTGAATTATTTACAACTATAAAAAAAGCTGCAAAGGGTGCAGGTAAAATTTTACCAAAAGTTTCAGGAATGCCTGAATGGTTCCCGTCGCTGGTAGCAAAAATTGAGAAGCAAGGTAAATATATGAGTGAAGGTACAGGACTTGAAGATAATTTAAAAATTAAACAATTAACAATACCTTCTAAAACAGGGAAAGGCGGAGATTAGATATATACAATGATACAACATTCAAACGGAGATATTGTAATTGAAGCAAATGTTAAAGGTGGTGCATTTGATGCTCCTTTTGAAATACATTATAAACCTCCAAAATCTGATATTGATGTAACAACAGGTAAAACAATAAATGAACCTGGTGAATTTAATGTAATGGAAAATAGACCAAGATCTACAGCAGCTTCTCATCATGATTCTGATTATGAAATAGATTATGATTTAGTTTCTTATGAACAAGCTATTAGTGATGTTGAAAGAGCTGAAAGAGTTGCAACTGGAAAAAGAATACATCCAAAAAGAGTACAAGAAAGAGAAGCAGCTAGAAAATATGTAGAAGAAAATCCATATGACGACATAGTAAATAGATATGGTGATTATAACTATAAAGATGTGGATTATGAATAAACCAAAAAGACTAACATTAACAGTACCCCCTAAAAGAGGTCCAAACCCACAGGGCTTGAATATTGGTTATAATACTGTTACAACAATAAAATCGGAGAAAACAATAAATGGCAGAAATAGACAAACCAATTCCAACAATAAGTAGACCTTTAACTACAGAACAAGAAACAGAACTTGTTTTGAGTGAAACTGAGGTAATGCCAACTTCACCTACAGAGGTGACTGAGAATGATGATGGTAGTGTTGATATAAATTTTGATCCGACAAAAAATTTAAGTGCAGGTACAGAGTTTAATGCAAATATTGCAGAAGTTATTGATGAACAAGAACTTGGAGTATTAGGATCAGAGCTATCACAAAATTATGAAGATTACAAAAGTTCAAGACAAGATTGGGAACAAGCATATGTTCAAGGTTTAGATTTATTAGGATTTAAATACGAGCAACGTACAGAACCATTTCAAGGTGCATCAGGTGCAACTCATCCAGTACTTGCAGAAGCTGTTACACAATTTCAAGCACAAGCTTATAAAGAATTACTTCCAGCTGAAGGACCAGTACGAACTCAAGTTGTTGGATTAGATACACCAGAAATTCAAGATCAAGCAGATAGAGTTGCAGAATTTATGAATTATCAAATTATGGATGTCATGCAAGAGTATGAACCTGAGTTTGATCAGATGTTATTTTATTTACCTTTATCAGGATCTACATTTAAAAAAGTTTACTATGATGAAACATTAGGAAGAGCAGTATCACAATTTGTTCAAGCACAAGATTTAGTAGTACCTTATTCAGCAACATCATTAGATGATGCAGAAGCAATTATTCACGTAATTAAAATTTCTGCAAATGATTTACGTAAGCAACAAGTTGCAGGATTTTATAGAGATATAGATTTACTACCATCAGATGAAGCTACAAATGCAGATAGTATTAAAGATAAAGAAAAAAGTCTTGAAGGAGTTAATAAAGTAAACCCTGAAGAGATTTTTACATTATTAGAATGTCATGTTAATTTAGATTTAGAAGGTTTTGAAGACAAAGATGCTTCTGGTGAGCCCACAGGAATCAAACTTCCTTACATTGTAACTATTGAAGAAGGATCAACAGAAGTTTTATCTATTAGACGTAATTATTCTGAAGCAGATCCTAAAAAACAAAAAGTACAATATTTTGTACACTATAAATTTTTACCAGGATTAGGTTTTTATGGATTTGGTTTAATTCAAATGATTGGTGGATTATCACGTACTGCAACACAAGCATTAAGACAGTTATTAGACGCAGGAACATTATCTAATTTACCAGCAGGATTTAAACAAAGAGGAATTAGAATTAGAGACGATGCTCAATCTATTCAACCAGGTGAATGGAGAGACGTAGATGCTCCAGGGGGAAACCTTAAAGATGCATTTATGACTTTACCATACAAAGAACCTTCGCAAACTTTATTAGCTCTTATGGGGGTCGTGGTTCAAGCAGGTCAGCGCTTTGCTTCGATAGCGGACATGCAAGTAGGGGATGGGAATCAGCAAGCAGCAGTGGGGACGACCGTGGCTTTGCTGGAAAGAGGCTCGCGCGTGATGTCTGCAATTCATAAAAGAATATACGCATCAATGAAACAAGAATTTAAATTACTAGCAAAAGTATTCTCTACATATTTACCACCTGAATATCCATATGATGTTGTTGGTGGACAAAGAAATATTAAGCAAACTGATTTTGATGATAAAGTAGATATCATTCCAGTTGCTGATCCAAATATATTTTCACAAACACAAAGAATATCTATTGCACAAACAGAATTACAACTTGCAATGTCTAATCCTCAAATACATAATATGTATGAGATCTACAGAAACATGTATTCAGCATTAGGAGTTAAAGACATAGAAAAGATTTTAAATAAACCAGATCAACCCACACCAAAGGACCCTGCACTAGAACATATAGACGCTCTTGCAGGGAAACCGTTCCAAGCATTTCCGGGACAAGATCATAGATCACATATAACATCTCATTTAAGTTTTATGTCTACTAACATTGCAAAAAATGCACCTGTTGTAATGGCATCTTTAGATAAAAATATTTTTGAACACATATCTTTGATGGGTCAAGAACAAGTTGAAATGGAATTTAGAGATGAAATTGCTCAAGTAGCTCAAATGAGTCAAAATCCTCAAATGCAACAGAACCCACAAGCACAAGCTCAATTACAAAATATGCAACAACAAATTGAAGCTAGAAAAGCTAAGATTATTTCTGAAGCAATGGAAGAATTTATGGCTGAAGAAAATAGAATTATGTCAATTATTGATAATGATCCTATTGCAATGTTAAGATCAAGAGAGTTAGATCTAAGAGCACAAGAAAATGATGCTAAAAAACAAGATAATCAGGAACGAATAAATCTTGACAAGATGAAAACTATGATGAATCAATCAACAGATACGCAAAAACTGCAACAAAATGAACAATTAGCTAAATTAAGAGCTAATACATCATTAGAAAAGACTATTTTGGCAGCTCAACTAAAAAAAGATAGTGAAAGATACAAAAAATAAGGTATATTAATCATATGAAAAATAAAAATAAAAAAATTGGTCAATCTAAAGAAGTAGATCACTCTAAATTTACAAATAAAGAAGGATATTTAGTTGGTGGAATTGATGTTGAAATGTCAAACCCTCAAGAAACTCAAACTGACGTAGTTCAAGGCCAAGGAAACATACTTCCAGAGAAAAAAAGATCAGCTAAGTGGTATTAAGCTATGATTCAAATGTTAGGAGCTATAGCACCTCTCGCAAAGATCTTATTTAACACAATTGAGAAGTCAGTTCCTGATAAAGATTTACAAGCAAAGTTAAAAGCAGATTTACAAACTCAATTACTACAATCTAATACGGCAGAATTAACTGCTGCAGCAAAAATTATTGAAGCTGAGGCAAAAGCTGGATGGTTTGCATCTAGTTGGAGACCTTTATTAATGTACGTATTAATATTTATTTTAGTTTGGAACTATATATTAGGTCCAGTACTATTATTTTTTTTTAAAGCTTCTATAACAATAACTCT